TGGCCATCGTTTTCGGGCCATAAAAGTGTAGCTTCGGCAGTAATGCTGCCTGTCGCGGGAATCGCAGTGGAATCGGGAGCCTCGCGGGTGCGCGTGCGTATTTGCCGTTACGCGCGCAGGTCGATCCGGCTTAGCACAGGGAGGCGACATGACGCCGCTGGCACACGAGATCATGCGAGCCAGGCTGGACGGCGACATGTCACGGCTGGGCACGCCGAGGGCAGCATGAACGACGTTCTGGATTTCGCCAGGCCCGATGTGCGGCTCGAGTGGGCGCCGGAATGGGGCGGGCGGACGCTGCGGATTTGCTGGATGCGTGGCGCTAATGAGCGCTGGATTCAACTGGACGTCGAAGATGGAGACCTGGAACTGAGCCACAGGGATTTCATGCGGTACGTGGTCGGTCGGGCGCTGGCGCTGCTCGTGGATGATCTGCTGTGATTGGCGGTGGCGTGAACATCTGGCCAGCCGACCGAGTAGAGCGTCGGTCCATCGCTGCGCTCATCCCTTCCGCGCGGAATGCCCGGACCCATTCGGATGCGCAGGTTGCGCAGATTGCTGCCAGCATCAGGGAATGGGGATGGACTGTGCCGGCCATCGTGGATGATGAGGGCAACCTCATTGCCGGGCATGGTCGCATCCTGGCTGCTCGGAAGCTTGGCCTGACTGAAATCCCGGTGGCAGTGGCTGAAGGCTGGTCAGAGGCGAAGAAACGCGCTTATGCGCTCGCGGACAACAAGCTGGCGCTGAATGCCGGCTGGGATGACGACTTGTTGCGGCTGGAATTGGGCGCGTTGCGGGATGACGGGTTCAATCTGGATCTGACTGGGTTTGATGCGGACGAGTTGGCCAGCATTCTCGTCGACCGCACGCAGGGCCTGACGGACCCTGATGACGCGCCGGCGGTGCCAGAGCAGGCGGTGAGCAAGCTCGGCGATGTCTGGCTGCTTGGGCGGCACCGGCTGTGCTGCGGCGATGCGACGAACGAAGTGGATGTGTCGCATGCGCTGGGTGGCGTAAGGCCGCATCTGATGGTCACCGACCCGCCGTATGGGGTGGAGTATGATGCCGACTGGCGCAATCGCGTCGATCGTGCCAACGGCAAGGCGTATGGCGCGCGGGCTACCGGCGCGGTGACGAACGACGACCGAGCCGATTGGTCGGATGCCTGGGCGTTGTTCCCCGGCGATGTGGCCTATTGTTGGGCGCCTCCGGGTGCGGACCAGTTCCGGCATTACGAAGCATTGGTTACCGCCGGCTTCGAGATGCGGATGCAGATCATCTGGGCGAAGTCGCACTTCCCGATCGGTCGTGGCAACTATCACGTCCAGCACGAGCCATGTTGGTATGCCGTCCGTTCCGGCAAGACCGCGCACTGGGCCGGCGACCGTAAGCAGACAACGCTCTGGCACATCGACAAGCCGGTGAAGTCCGAAACCGGCCACAGCACTCAGAAGCCCGTCGAGTGTATGAAGCGGCCGATTGAGAACAACAGCAGTCCTGGGCAGGCCGTTTACGACCCATTCTGCGGTAGCGGCACCACCATCATCGCCGCCGAGATGACCGGCCGCGCCTGCCACGCCATCGAGATCGCGCCCCAATACGTCGACGTCGCGGTGCAGCGCTGGCAGGCGTTCACCGGCGACGCGGCCACGCTCTACGGCACCGACAAGACGTTTGCTGCAGTCGCAGCGGAGCGGATGTCGGTCGCCGAAACCTCGTAACAGGAGACTCCCATGGCACGACCTCCGGCGATGCCGGCGCCTGGCCGCCTGCCGCCTGTCGATGGCCTGACCACGCCCGGCGGCGGGCCGGGCGATGCGCCGGATACCGGCGACACCAGCGCCACCGACACCGGCGATGCGGGTGATGTCATCGTTTCGATCTGCAAGGAAGACGACGGCTCCTACACCGTCTATCCCGGCCCACCGCCGGAGGGAGACGAGGATGAGGGCATGTCGGAAGACGATGCTGCGGCGCTCGGTGGCGGGCCGGCGAGTGGCGGTGGCCCGGGGGGTCCCGGTGGCGGCGGCCTGCCGTTGGGTGGACCGGGTGGTGGACTGGCCGGTGGCGCCGGGCCGGGGCCAGGTGGCAATGGCGCGGCCGGTGGCATTGCCGCCGACAGTATCGGTGCAGCGTTGGCCGCTGCGCTGAAGATCCTGCAGGCCGACAAGGGCGACGATGAGGGTGCTGGTAACGGGGACGACCAGTTTGCAGCCGGATTTAATTCGTCCCAGGAACCGACCCCGGTCGGGATGGGGCAGAAATATCCGAGGGCTTGACCATGGCAATGCAGGGTTACGGATCGGCTCCAGCCCGTTTGGACAAGTTCGCCGGTAAGCCGACGCCGAAGCAGAAACCGAAATCCGGCAAGGGCAAGCCCGGCAAGGGCAAGCCAAAACCCGGCAAGGGCAAGTTGGCGAGCGTGCAGCCGCATGTCGTGGTGGTGCTGGGCACCGCCCCGCGCGGGCTGATCAACCGGTAGGCGTGGCATGGGCAGGACCGGGCAAAAGACGCACAGTACGACCGTCAGCAAGCGCGGCGTCACCGGTGAGGGACGGCCGCCGCATGTGCCGACCCAGACCGACCGCGATACCGTCGCGGTGATGGTCGCCGGCGGCATCAGCCAGGCCGACATCGCACGGGCGCGGGGCATTTCTGAGCGGACGTTGCGTAATCACTACAAAGATGAGATCGAGGCCGGTGCGACCAAACTGAACACCGTGGTGATGATCGAGTGGATCAAGCGCATCAAGGCCGGTGAGTTCGCCGCCATCAAGTGGTGGACCCAGAGCAGAATGGGCATGAACGAGAAGTTTGTCATCGATGACCCGAGCCGCGATCAGCCGCTGCGGGTGACGGTGGAACTCGTGGGCCAGGCGCCGGCCCAGCCGGCCAAGCCGGTGCTGGATGTTGAGCCGGCGCGCGGCACCATGCGCGTGCCGGGCAGCGTCGTGCAATTGAAGGGATAGGCAATAGGCAATGGCGAAGACACCGGACAAATCGGCCAGCGTGCGCGATCGCATTGCCGGCATCCTGCACCAGGCGCGGGTGCGTGGTGGCTGGGACGACGAGGACGTTGCCGACCGCATCCTGCAGGAAGTCGGTGGTGCCGACCGGTCGTCCGGCGGTGACGCCGGCCAGGCCGCACCGGTTGCGCCGGAGGCGCCGACGGTGTTCCAGGCATCCAGCCTCCAGACGCCGATCCAGCCGCCCAATCCGCCGATCGGGCCGCCGCCGGACGACATGATCAGGGGCGTGGAGCCATCCTCGCCGCCGGAACCGGGCAAGCACCCAGCGGCGCCAGCGCCGGACGAGCAGCAGCAGGCTGATGCGGGTCAGCAGCCGGCGGACGAGGATGAGGACGAGGACAGGTCAGACGCGCGCGAGCATCGCTCGTCCAGCCTGGGGCGTCGCCACGCCGAGCGCGACCACGACCATCGGGACCACGACCACGACCGAGGCCGTGATCACGGCAAGAAATGAGTGCCGTCGTGCCGCCGGATTCCACGCCGTTGGATGCGCTGGAACTCTCGGTGCGCACCTACCACGCGCTGTGGAATGGCGGCGCCCGCACGGTCGGTGATGTGCGCCGCGACGGGCCAATGGGTGTGGCGCGGTATGCGTCGATCGGCAAGAAAGCGTTGGCGGAAATTGAGGGTGCGATCGGCACCTGGGCGCCGACCGGCGATGCGCCGCCGGAGCGGCCCGCGCTCGCTGACGTCCCGACCGTTGTCCTGGTCGCCGAGTTGGCACGCCGGTTTCCGGTGGGCGGCTGACGATGGCTACGGCCGCGTATCATCGCAGCAGAGCCGAGGCGCGGGCTCGGGCGGAGGCGCGTAAGCCTGCGGAGAAGGTCATTCAGCTACAGCTACCTAGGAAGCTAGGCTTTCTCTTAGAAACGCACGCATACAAGATCGCTTACGGGGGCCGCAACTCACTGAAATCATGGAGTTTTGTCCGCGCCTTGCTGACGCTCGGCGTGCATCAGCCGCTCCGCATCCTGTGCGCTCGTGAGACACAGAAGAGTCTGGCGCAGTCGGTACATCAACTCATCTGCGATCAGATCCAGGCGCTCGATCTCGGTGACCATTATACGGTGACCGAGAATGCTATCCGCGGCGTCAGGCGGGAGACATTGTTCCGGTTCGCCGGCTTGGCAGATCAGACGGTCGACAGCATCAAGTCGTTTGAGGGCTTCAACATTTGTTTTGTCGAAGAAGCCCAGGCCGTGCGTAAGCGCTCCTGGCAGATACTCTTGCCCACGCTATTCCGCACGCCAGGCTCCGAGCTATGGGCTTGCTTCAACCCTGAGCTTGAGACTGACGAGGTTTGGCAGCGGTTCATCCTAAACCCGCCCGAGGGGGCCGTCGTCGTCGAGATGAACTGGCGCGATGCGGTCGCCTGCGGTTGGTGGAGTGACGAGCAGGAACGCTTGCGCCAGTACGACTTGGTTCACTCTAAAGACGATTATGAAACGATATGGGAAGGGCGCCCGCGTCAGGTCGTCGCCGGTGCCATCTATACGAGTGAGATCCTTGAGTTAATCAAGGAAGGTCGATCGCGGCCAATCCCGTATGATCCGCGGTTGCCGACCCATCGCATTTGGGATCTTGGGTGGAATGATTTGATGGCGGTTATATTGGTGCAGAAGCCGCATCCGAGTGCCTTGAACATCATTGGGTATATCGAGGATCGGCAACTGACTTATGCCAGCATGATCGCAGCATTGGACCGGCTCGGCTACAAATGGGGGACTGATTGGCTTCCCCATGATGCCACCCAGCACCATCCCACATCCGGAACGAACGCGCAGAAGGTATTGCAGGGTCTGGGATGCAAAGTGCAGATCATCCCGCGCTCTGACCCGGAGGCACGCATCCGCGCGGCACGCATGATGTGGCCTCGTATATACATTGATAATGCAAAACACGATACACCGCCTGACCGCCCTGACCGGCTGATGGGCGCGGGGCATCTCCTTGACCGGCTGCGTCGCTATCGGCGCAACATCCCGACGACGACCGGCGAGCCAGCGGCCCCGGCGCACACGATCGAGAGCCACGGAGCCGATGCGTTTGGCGCGCTCGCCGAGATCGTCGATCGGATCAGGAACGAGAATGAGATCCAGATGCCGGTGGTGCCGGCGTGGCGCAACGCGGACGCAGGGATGGGCTTGCTGGGTTAGAGGAGAGAACCATGCACATCAGGATGCGCCATGAACTGTGGCCGGCGCCGCAGCCGGACGTGTTCGTCGCCTGGGTCGTGCTGTTTTGCATCGTGTTGGTCGCCGTCATGGGTGCGGCT